TCCACGGATTGAAAGCCGCCAGAAATGGCGGCTTTTCCTTTATTTCCAACGGTTTGTGACTGTTGTCGATGTTTATCGAGATTACGAAAATCACGTCGTTTTCTAAAAAATGTTGCCAAAATGTTGTCACGGAACAAGCCCCCGAACAACAAAAAGCCCCTCCCCCAGCAATGCTGAGAGAGGGGCTACTCGTACTCAATGTACGAGTAGGTCATAGTTTGGTCTTCAACTCGCTGACGCCGATCAGGGCGCCGACGAACACGCCGACGGCGTTGATGGTAGTGACGAGCTCGCCGCAGTGCGGCAACCCCCACTGTGGGCCGACCACGCCGACCAGCCAAGCGACGGCCGGCAGGGCGATCAGCGCGATCCATTTGAGCACCTGATACACCTTGCCTGGCAGCAGGTAGTCGGGCTCTGTCTTGGTGTCCTTGTCCATTACACACCTCCTTAAGTGTTGCATGAAACCGGCTCCACAACTTTTAGAATCGTGGAGCCGGGATCCGGTCAGCGGAGCCGCTGGCCGGGATAGATAGTGTACGGCGGGCGGATGCCGTTGCGCTGAGCCGCGGCGGACCAGCCGGTGCCGTAGATCTTCCACAGGCTCTCGCCAGCAGTCACCACGTGGGACGTGCCGACCACACGAGCGCCGACACTGGCGGCGGTCGTACCGCCGTAGCAGACGCGGTTGCCGGGATAGATGCGGTTGATGTTTCCGCTGGGCACGCTCCACGCGCTTGCCGGCGTCCGTCCAGTGCGGTTGGCGATCGCGCTCATGGTGTCGCCGGAGCCGACCACGACGCAATACGCGCCGCCACTATTGCCAGCCACGGTGCCGCCACTGCCAGTCAGTCGGCGGTTGACGATGGCCATGACCTCGCTGTAGCGGCTGCCGAGCAGCTGACGGCGTTGCGGGTCGTTGCCGTACTCGCCACGGATCACGGCCGAGGCGAGCGTGTCAGCGTCGGCCACCGGCGCGCCGTTGGTCTTGTTGTTCTTCGGCGGCGTGGTCGTGTTGGACGTGACGGAGGATGCCGGAGCGCCGGCGTACTTCGCCCAGGTCACGGCGTCGCCGTAGAACCAGTTGACGTCCACCGCGCCGCCGATTCCGCCGACCGACCCGGAACTGGAGTACTGCCATGCGGCCGCGAACGGCCACGGGCTCACGAAGTACGGGACGGCTCCCGGATTGCGGAGCCGGTCGCCGGTATAACCGCGCGGATAGCCCGCGACCCACAGGCCGGCGTTCGTGGCCACGACAGCCGACCAATCACCGGTCGGAATCATGGCCGCGCTCATGTAAATCAGCGGGTTGACACCCCACGCGGCTTTCACGCGGTTGACCCACCTGAGCGCCCACCAGGTCTGCTTGCCCCAATATCCGCCAGGAGCGCTCGGCTCCCAGTCGAGCACCGGGATGGCCCTGCCGATCATGCCGCGCGCGCGGGCCTCGGACACGAACTTGTCGGCCTCGGCCTCCGGCGTGCTGGTCTGCGGGCTGGCGAAGTCGTAGGCTCCCTCGCGGATGCCGGCCGAGCGGGCCGCGTCAAGCTGGCAATTGGCGTAAGGATTGACATATCCAGTGCCCTGATTGAGCTTGATGAACGCGAAATTGACGCCCGCGGCCTTGGCCTGCGCGCCGTTCCAGCAGCCTTGATAGCTTGCGGTGTCCACGCCGGTGTCGGCCGACGCGACAGGTGCCGCGATCATGCAGATGGCGATCATGGCGGCGGCGAATGGCTTGCGCCAGTCACGCGGCAGTCGCTTGTGTTTCGGATGGCTTTTGTTGAGAATCTTCACAATCCTCCCTCCCGCCCCTTGCGGGGCAAAACAAAAGGCCGCCCACACCGGGCGGCCTTGGAAAAATCGATGTCAGCGCATGTGCGCACCGTGATTGAAAATGATGATGAGCGCGAGGAGAAGCAGGTAGGCTCCTCCAGCGATGGCGAGGTGTGTCATTGCCGTTCCTCCAAGTATTTTTCGGCGGCTGAGATGATCCAGCATTGCGCGTCGAGTTTTTCGAGCTTAGCCAGCTCGTATCGGACGGCCTCACTGTGGTCGTGTGACTGGTCGCCGTAAATCAGGCTGATGAGCGTGTTTTTGATGGTGTCCCTGCACAATTCGTCCAGCCGCCCGTCAAACCGTTCGGAACGTTCGCCGAGCTGCCTCGTCTTGGCGAAATGCTGGGAAAGCACCGAATTATAAGGCAATCGCTCGGGGTTCACGTGGCTGTAAAGCCCGGTCGCGAGCGATTCGAGCGCCCCCGGCCAGATTTTGAGACATAGTGTGATTACCGCGCACGCGCCACCCACACCCCCGAAACCAGCTAGAAAATTTTGCAGCACATTACATCTCCTTATGGAAAAGCCCCGCACGCGGCGGGGCTGGATTGATTGAGATTAGTAGGGGTGGTCGGCGGCGGCGAACACCAATGGCAGGTTGGCAGTTTTGAGCATGGTCACCAAGCTGGCGTCCTCGTAGCCGCACAGGCGGGCGAGCACGGTAACACCGGGGAAGATCGCTACGGTGTTGTTGTCATTGATGCCGATCATGGTGCCGCCGTCTGCCCTCTCCCACACGACCTTCGCCAAACCGTCCTGCTCGGGCGGGTACAGCCAGCTGACACCGCTGCCGGTGACGGTGATCTCACACCCCTCGCCAGTGGTCTTCGCCTCGGCCGTCATGCCGGACGGCGTCCACGGTTTCACCGGGGCGCGATCCTTCATGGTCGGCGGATTGTAGAGATTCCGTATCCTCACTCAGACCACCCCCATTCGAGGGCGGCTAGTATGCGGCGGTGTCCTTGTCGAAGCAGCTGACACCAAGCGATTGCATGACCTGCCAATCCGAATCGGCGAAGTATCCGCGGCATTGGAGCGTGACCTTCGCGCCCGAATTCATGACCAGGCCCGTGTACCAGTTTGCCGTCCGGCAAATCGCGACGCCATTCTCGAGGGTCACACCATTGGCGGTCGCCCTGATGCTCCCCTGCATGTCCTTGAGGATTGCCGTGCAGGTGCCGCCGGATGACGGCATGGGAAGTATGATGTTGCCCCACAATCGCAGCAGCTGGCTGTCCGCTGTGGCCGTGTACGTCTGACCATCCACAGTGCCAGAGAAGAAGTTGCCGTTCGAGATGATGGTCTTGGTGGCCTGCGCCGTATTCCGTATAATCATCGCCGACCACCCGCCTTGACGGGGCTAGTATGGCGCGGTCTGCGCGGTGAAGAAGCTCGGAAGCCCCCCCCCCGAAACAAAAGCGTCGTATGCGGGTTTCGATTCGATGGCGATATCACGGCAGGTGGTCCCATCCTGTGCCTGCATCAGCATGTCCGTGGTCTTGTTCAGATGGAATTCCGCTTCATTCATGGCCTCGCCCAGATTGGCGTAACGTTTCCAGTTGGTGTCGCCCACGAAGAGGATGCCGCCCGTCTTGCTGACATGCCAGTCGCCCTGCGGGAGACTGCCGATATCGATGCGCTTGTTAGGCACCGTCGTATGGCTCGAATAGGCAAGTTTCCGTCTCATCACAATTCCTTTCCGGTCAAAAGCTTCCAATCATCCCATTCCTTGCGCCACACCTCGCGGATACGGTCGATGAGGAAGCACATCACGTTCGAATCGTCACCCACCGACCCCGTGTAATACTTCAGGCCGTTGTGCAATTTTTCCGTGCGGCACCAGAGACTGCCCACGGGCGCGGTCGTGGGCCGGTCGGATTGGACGAGGATCTGTTTCGACGCGGAAGGCGGATACGACACAGCCGTGTCGGCGACATAAACGAGACGGTGTTTCGTCGCATCCTGCTTCGCTGGATTAGACCACGCCTTGTCATTGCCGTCACGTTGGAAAGCGATACTGAAGCCCGACTCGCCGCCATAGTCGAAGACACTCTTGAAAAGACCATTGCCCAGGCTTGTCATCGTCACACTGCCGTGAGGCTGACTATCCGAGGCGGCATCGGTCAGCAGACGCCAATACATTGTCACGGTCTTCGTGGTATTGGACGGCGAATGGTAGATCACGGTCATCTTCGAGTCCGAATCCGGCGCGTTTATCCCGACCACGGCTGGCTGGTAGGCGTCGTTTTTCAGGGCGGCGAGCATGGTGGTCGGATTCGACGCGAAGGACAGGAGATTCGAATCCGTCATGGTCGCCACCGTCGTGTCATTGACGGTGAGTGCCGGAGCATCGACCTGCACTGTGTGCCCGTCCGCGTACACCGCGACGGCCCCCAAGCGGAGTTCGGGATGGTCGCTGTAGAGCGCCTGCGAAGTGAAGTCCACCGGTTCGAGCCACACATCCGTGAGGGTTTCTGCGGCGGGCGGCCACACCTGCGCGCCATCGTAGAGCGCGTTCCAATACACCGGCCGACCGGTCTCGTCCACGCCGAAGACCGGTTCGCCCACTCTCACGCCGTTCAACAGCACGCCCATGTCACGCCTCCTGCGAGGTGTCGGCGGTGGCGTCCTTGGATTCCGCCGTATCGGCCTTCTCCGCCGTATCGGTCGTGGATTCCGTCGGAGTACCGGCCTTATCCTCGGTCTTATCCTCGGTCTTGTCATCGCCGGTCGCATCCGACACCTTGTCCTGCACCTGCTTGACCGCCTCATCGATGGCCGTCAACGCATCCGAAGCCTTCGACTCCACAGTAGCCTTCGACTCGCTGATACTATCGGCCACAGACTGCACCGCAACGGCATTCGCGGACACCTGCTGCACCGTATCAGCCACCTGCTGCGCCGACTGAGACGCCTGCACGCTCGACGCAGTGGAAGCATCAGACGCAGCCCGAGCCGCATTCGCGGCCTGAGCCGCCACAGCCGACTGATCCTCAACCACCGCGCGGGCGTTGGTCAGATCCTCAAGAATCTGCGACGCTACCGTCTTCGACGCGCTCTCCGAGTAAAACACCATCTGCCCCGGATTAGCAGCCGAAAGCATCTGAGCCTCCTCCAGACTGGAAGCCAACAAATAGGTCAACGCCGCACCGGAATTAAGCGCCGGAGCCAAAGTACTAGCGTCCACATCCACCAGGTCCGCGAATTCCACGGCCGTCTCACTGTCAGGCACGTCCACATAGCGTCGGAACTTCCACAAGTCCGTGTCTAATCCGATGGTGACCTCGTAACAAAAAGTGTTGTCGGTCGGTGGAACCGTCACGGTCGCCTTGCCTTTCGTGCCAAGTGTGACTTCGAAGCCTTCCCGCACGACGATGCGTGAGTCGTTGCGGAAGCGTTCGGTTGGAATCACTCTCACGGTGGCGTTGGACAGGTCGGCGATGCCGCCGATACTGAGTTTGCCGAAGTCGAAATTGATCTTGGTCATCCGTGTCCTCCTTTAGAACAGTGGTTTGAAAAACGGGTGGAAAACCCACAGGTCGGAACGTTTCGCCGGAACAATGCCGACTGTGGGTTTTCACAAGGTGAAAGGTAAGAAGAATGCTGTTGGAAACGTTCGTGGATGATGTCTGGTGGCCGTCCTGCGCGAGGCTCCGCGAAAACGCTGTGCGATAATCCACTTTCCAATCGGCATTCACTTCGGTGAGGGGTACGGAATGCTATTCAGGCGAGAATGTAGGTCATCGTCCCGGAGAACGTGCCGCTGTTCTGCGCCGCGCCACAATTGGCATAACGGAAATTGCCATTCGTTTCCAGAATGAAATCACGCTGGCTGCCACCATCACGCCCCGACCACGTGCCATGCGTGACGACCGCAGGCCTCCAACCCTCCGGAATTGTACCGAACTGTCCACTGCCCCACGAGTCAGGGCTCGCGTTTTTTCCAGTTGATGCTGATCTGCGCGATCTTGCCAGACTTCACGCCGGTCACGGTGCCATACTGCGATTTAATCAAAGTCTGGGTTACGGAATCCCACAAAGCCCCCCTCGGCGTGAACAGGCGTACCGGCGTTCCCACCGTGATGCCATCCAACGGGATACGCCAAAGCTTCTGATAGGCGTTGGTCGCGCCGGACAATATCTTGCCGGACGGAACCGTAGGGTCGGCCGCGGCGGTCTCGTCCGGTGTGCCCTTCAACACGGTCAATTCCACCGTTTCGATGCCACTCGTGGAATCTCGATGGTAATGCGCGGCGATGATGTCGTTCCGCTTCATGCCCTGGGAGCCGTTCGCGATAGTCACGGTCTCCGCCGCCGTGATATGCCAGTCCAATCCTTGGATGGACGCGCAACCCGTGCCGATGGTCGCCTTGTTCGCACTGCCCATCGTGCATTTCAGCACGTCACCCCAATCGAACACCATATCAGACTTGCCGAATTTGGCCTGGTGGATGATCGCCTTGTCCTCGCTTGAGATGTGCGCGACTCCGGCTTTTCCGTCGACGAGTTCGATGGTCAATTTTCCATCACCTTCCTGATATTGTCTCCTTGACGACGCTCTGGCCCACCTCGCATGAGGCGGTCATGATGCCGTCTAAAATCTTGATGATGCGTTTGGTGACCTTCGCGGTCACGGTCAATCCGGTGTTGTGGTCGGAGGCGGTCACGATGTCGTCAACCTTGAGTCTTTCCCCGATGGATTCGGAGAGCGTCACGTCCACCGTGCCGCCGGTCTGCAGTTCCTGCAGGTGTTTCATGGTGTTGTCGTCCAATGTCTTCTGTTCGGCGCAGCTGTAATCGTAGATTTCACAGACCTCGTCCACGCCGGTGAGCGTCTGCTTTCGCGAGACGTTGCCCCGCGCGTCCGCGTACCATTCGCTGACATACCGGTTTTTGAGGTCCTGCTCGCCGAGGCCGATGAGATGGTTGACGGTCCGGTGCTTGGTCTCGGCCCTGAAGTCCACGAGGTCGGAGTCGACGGTGTTGCCGATGGTCTCCACCGGTGCGATGCCGAGCAGGATCCGGTTGTCCCTGGCGTTGATGTCGAGGCGTCTGCCGCATGATGCGAGCAGATTCCGCAGTCCGGTGTAGGCGTCCACGTAGCGCGGATCCTTGAAGACCCAATTGGTGACGGTGCTTTGGTCGTCGGAATCGACTGTGAGCACGGAATCCAGGCCGATGCGCCGCACGAGGTTCCTGACGACTTCCGGCAGTTTGCCGGACATGGTGAGGTAGTCCTGCCCGCTGTCCGGTCTGATGATCTTCGAGACGAGCAGTCCGGTCCATGTGCGTCCGAGCCATGTCACCTCGGACGCGCCTGACGTGACGGTGGTGCGCATGTCGTCGATGCGGCCGCCTATCTCGGTGCCGTCGACCCACCACCACCAGCCGCGTGCCGGCGTCGGCGCCGGATCGGCGATGGCCAGCTCGAAATCGTTTTCGTCGGTGCCGGACGCCCAATCGAGCGTCACGTCGGAGACGCTGCCGCGCGGAATCAGCTTGGTGTCGGCTAGGATAATGTCGACCATGGCACGCCTCCGGACTGCTGGTAGAGGGTCAAATCGATGCCGAAGTTGGCGGAGATCTCCAAAAGCCTGGATCCCGCCGGTATCGGTTCGAAAATGTATTTTCCGCCGCCGGCCCCATTGCCGCGCTGGCCGTGGGCGAAGATGTCGGTGATGTCGCCGTTGGTCGCGACGAGCTTGATGCTCTTGTCCAATCCGGTGGCCGACAGTGCGATGTATCCGCCTGATGGGATGGTCACGTCCGAGATCTCGTACCGGTTGCTCCCGATGGTGAAGGACGGATTGGAGCACGGTCCGAAGATCGTCGCAGCGAATTCCGCGGGCTGGACTCCTGGATTGGAGACGAGCATCGCGATCTTGGACGTGCCGAGGTCGGTGGGCAGGTCGGTGGGCAGGTCGAGCTGACCTCCGGTGCCGGCCGCCATGGGGAAGAAATGCTGTGTCGGCAATGCCTTGCGCCACACGCCGTCACACAGGACCACGGTGCAGTCGAGCTGCGCGTAGTCCGGCATCGGCAGCATGCCGAGGCTGGATGCGACAACGTAGGCGCGCTGCGTCCATTCGCCGTTGACGGTGATCCTTCCTGGCCGCTGCGCCTGCATGTCCATGTCGAACAGGGCGCACGCGTCGTCCAGGAGCGTCGGCTGTTTGGTGCGGATGGTCATCTTGGAGGTGATGGCCGACCGGCTCACGCCCTTGATTCCACGGGCGGCCAGAGTGTAGGTCCACGCGTTCGCGCGCATGTCCTGCAAGTCGGCCACCCACAATCCGTCCCCGTCGAGGTCGATGGTCCGGCCGTCGTGGGCGCGGTAGCTAAGCTCTCGCATATTTTCGGATCATCCTCCCCAGGTCTCGGTCGCTGATGGCCGACACGTCGGACGCGGCGCTGATGATCGCGCCGAGGTCGTTGTGCAGGCTGGTGATCGCGGAGACGACGGCGCCCGTGTCCACCATCACGTTGACGTCCGGCAGGTTCCGGCTTGTCGAGAACGCTTCGCGGGGGATTTTCCGTTCGTTGAGCAGGCGCATGTTCTCCACGCCGTAATAGGTCGTGGCAGCGGCGTTTTGGACGTATTCGCCGCTAGCGAGACGTGCGTTGAGCAATTGCACGCTATCGCTAAGCGAATTGCCGGCCGCCCATGCTGGGTCGACGTAGCCGGTGAACATGCCACCTCCGGCGAAATGCTGGAAGGTGCCGTCGGTGAACATGCCACCTGTGTAGCCACCCTCCTTCTTCGTCTTCTCCGTGACGGTGAAGGTTTTGTCCGCGATTTTGAAGTTGTTGATGGACTGGAGCACCGGAGTCGCCTGGTCGTTGACCGAGGCGGTGCTCTTCTTGTCGGTCAGCCTCTTGCGGTTGACCGCATCCACCTTCGATGACGCCTTGTCGGTCGAATCAAGCGTGTTGCGCTTGTTCGCCAGCTTACGCGAATTCGCGCGGGCGACTATCTGCGACGCGAGATCGTTTGATGTCAGGGTGTTGCGCTTGTTGGTCAGCTTCTTCGCGTTGGCCGCGTTGACCTTCGGCGACGCGTTGTCTTTGGCGTCGAGCTTGGCCGTGGCCTTCTTGCCGTTGAGCTTGCCAACGTTTGATGAGGCGGTCTTGGCCTTCTTCGATGCCTTGTCGGTCGCATCGATGGTGCCTTTGACGTGCTTCTTGCCGAAGTCGTCCATCATCTTCTGCGCCTTCTTGGCGCTGGCCGTGGCCTTCTTATCGTCGGCCTCGAGCTTGGCTTTCGCGATCTTCTTGTTGAATTTGTCGAGGTTGGTCTCGGCGCTCTTGGTCTTTTTCTTGGCCTTGGAGTCGTCCACGTCGAGTTTCGGATGGTTGCCTTCCGAGGTCTTCTTGATGTTGTCGATCGCGGCCTTGATGCTCTCGGAGCTCAGACCCCAACGGTCGGCGAGGTCGTTGGCTGCCTGCTCCCCCATTCCCGACGCTTCGGCCTGTTTGATGAGGGCTTCGCGGGCGTCGGCGAGCACGCCTTTCGCGCGGTCGATCTCGCCATTCGTAAAGTTGGTGTTCTCGCCTTGCTTGAGGATTTTCTCGGCGGCGTTCTGCGCGCTGCTGGCGATGTCCTCGAGAGCCTGCTTGGTCTTGGTGCCCTTCTCCGAAAAGCGATCCAAAAGGTCGCCGTTCTGATTGAAGACGACGCCATTGTCCTTGCAGGTGTCCGACAGCTGGCCGATTTTTTGATTGAGCTGATCCACGGCCTCGTCGGCGGTGAGGTTATTGGATTCCAGGCCGAAGAGCGATTTGACGAGTCCGTCGATTTCCTCGGCCGCGTCCTTGGCGCTGCTTCCGAGGTCCTTGTTCGCGTTGGCGGCATCCTTCGCGGCGGCGGCAGACTTGCCGTCAGCATCTACCGCGTTCTTGGCTGCCTTGCTTTTCTCATTGGCCTTCTTGGAAGCATCATCGTAGGCCTTTGATTCCTCTTTCAGGGCTTTCTTGATGGCGGATGCCGCAGTTGCGCCAGGGCCGGGCTTGTCGATTTCCTTGATCTGCTTGTTGACGCGCTTCAAGGCGGCTTCGTTGCCCATGGCGGCGCTGGTCATGTCGGTCAGGCTGATACCCGCCTTGTCAAGCCATGTGGTCAACTTGACGCCGCCACTGCTCATATCCTGATAGGCTCCGGCGATTTCGGACGCGACATCCGAACCGGACTCCAGGGCGCTTTCCAGCTGCTCGGATGCCGCCTTAGCCTTCTGCTGCTGAGAAACAAAAGCCGATAACGCCACGCCGGCCACCGTCAGCGCGATGCCCCACGGTCCACCGAGCAAACTCATCACACTGCTGCCGACAGCCTTGAAACCAGCGGTCTTCAGTTCGGCTCTGCTGGCGCTCGTGCCGAAAGCCTCCATCTGCTCGGAAGCGCTCATGGAAGACGCCTTGAACATTTGGAAAGCGGTCTGCGCGGAAGCCAATGCGGTCTTGACCCTCTGGATCGGGTCGACGGCCAATCCGATATTGTTGGCCATCGTGCTGGTGCTGCCGTTGAGATTGCCTGCGGCCTTGTGGACGCCGCCGAGCACACCGCTGAGAGCGGCCATGACGATGATGGTCTGCTGCGCGCCGGCCGGAAGGCTGGCGAAGGAGTCCACGAGGGTGTCAAGCCCCTGGACGAGTTTGCGCAGTGGCCCTTGCGCGCCTTCGCCGATGGAGATCATGAGCGATTCCATGCTGCCGGAGAGGTTTTCGAGGTCGCCTTTGAGGTTGTTGTTCTTTGCCGCTGCCTGTTCGGCTGCGTATCCGCTTTCGGATACCGCCTTGGTCCAGTTCCTGACGCCTTTCTCTCCGGCGTCGTAGAGGTAGTTGGCGGCCTTGATGGCGTAGCTGCCGAAAATTGTCGCATTCGCCTGGTTGCGCTGTTCCTGCGTGAGGTTTTTCTCGGCTTTTTGCAGCTGTCCGGCGAAGTTGGCCATACCGACGAAGTTGCCGGAAGCGTCGTATGCGCTGATGCCGAGCTCCTTCATGGTGGCTGCCGCGTCGTTGGATGGCGCGGCGAGCTTCATGAGCATGCTGTTCAATTGTGTGCCGGCTTCGGCGCCGATGGTGCCGTTCTGGGCGAAGAGGCTGAGGACGCCGGTGGTCTCCTGGATGCTCATGCCGAAGCTATTGGCCTGCGCGCCGCAGTTGTTGAGCGCTTCTCCAAAGTCGCTGACGTTGCCGACTGCCTTGCCAGCGCCAGCGGCGAGCGTGTCGGCGACCTGCGAAGCCTGGCTGCCGGACAAGTGGAACATCGACAATGCGTTAGCCATGTATTCCGCGGCGTCGCCCACGGCCATGCCGTCCGAGGCGGCGAGGTTGAGGGCCCCTGTCAGGCCGCCGGAGAGTATGTCGGTGACGCTCATGCCGGCCTTGCCGAGGTCGTTGATCGCGTCGGCTGATTCGCTGGCGGAGTAGACGGTGCTTGCGCCTGCTTCGATGGCGGCTTGGCGGAGTTGGTCGAGTTCAGCTCCGGTGGCTCCGGTGTTGGCCTGCACGGTGCTCATCTGCTGGTCGAAGTCGGCTGCCATCTTGATGGATGCGACGCCGAAAGCGGCGGCGGCGAGTCCGGCGGCGGTGAGGCCGCTGGTGATGAGCGCGCTCTTGCGGCCGGTGTTCTCCATGCCGGACGCGACGCTTCGCGCGGTCGATCCGGCACGGGTCATAGCCGCCTCATAGGAGGCGGTGTCGGCCATCAGCCGGATGACGATGTTCTTGTTCTCAGCCAAAGCATCCTCCAAAAATGTCAACAGGTCAGGTGCGCGGTCAACGCGTTCGCGGCCGGATTGTCCCTGCCATTCGCATCAGTCCACCGTTTCATGGCCTGCTGCATGTGCGCGGTGGCCCAGCAGACGCTGGTTTCGGCATGCAATGTAAGTTCGGCCTTCGGGTCTTGGCAGATCGAGCGCGGCAAGCCACACAATGGGCACAACGAACGTTCGTATTCCGCCAACGAGCGCATCCAATTACGCTCCGTCTCATCCCATTCGACCTCATCACCCCTGCTCGGCCGCCAGCCCATGAAACGTTTGTAGCTGATGCCGAGCTGGCGGCAGATCTTAAGATCCTCAACTAGCTGCGGAGAACCTGCGAGGCGAGGTCGAATGCCGCTTTTGGGTCCGCTGCGGTGCCGTTCAGTTCGGCGATGGCCTGCCAGAGCGGCGTGAACTGGCCATCGGTGAGTTCGTCGAACAATGCGCGGAACGCCTGTTCGGTCTTGTCCTCGTCGGCCACCGGCTTGCCGCCGATGGTCGCGGAATCAAGCATGAGCGGCAATGCCGCGGCTGCGGTGCCGAACATGTCGTTCGTGCCGTTCTCATTGCGGTGCGCGGCCAACACCTGCGCCCACTTGCTCACCGGCAATGCCCGCAACGTGAGCTTCAATGTCTCCGCATCCGCCTGTTCGCGTAGCTCTTCGATGCGCCGCGCGGTGGCCTTCGCCTGCCGGTTCGTGCCAGCCTCCGTAATCTGTTCGCGCGTGGCCTCCTCGGCCAGCGCATCACCCAATCTGGCGATGTCCTCAGCGATCTGCTGGTTGAGGATGATGTCGACCTCACGCGTGCGCCTGGTGACTTTAAGCATATGTGTTCCTTCGCTTCAAGATTCATGTTCCTTTACTGGGAAAGAGAAAAAAGAGTGTCCCGCACCGGCGAAAGGAACAAAGTCCGACGCGGGAAGAATTGTCAGGAGACCTTCACGTTCTCCGCCCAGCCGGGCGCCTTGATGGTGAAGTTGACCTTGGAGCGCAGCACCGTGTTGGCGGCGATCGCGTCCTTGGCACTCATGCCGATGCGGACGGCGTAGATGTTGACCACGTCGCCGGCCACGAAAGTGGAATCGGTGTCCTTGCCATATCGACGGACAAAATAGCCTTCCGCGCCTTCCTTGAGCGTTTCCATTGCGGTGTTCTGGTTGGCGTGCTCAGTGTTGGTGTTGTCGATGACCTCGACGGACGGGCCGGAGATCTTCTTGCGCCCCGGGTTTTCGTAGTCCATGGACGAGTTCTCGCGCTGGTCACTGATCGTGTCCTGGCTTGGAGAGCAGGACCAGCCGCCCAGTGTCACATAATTCGACAGGTCGGTGCCGGCGCCGATCTCGGCGGCGGTCGGCTTGTTGATGTTCTTGATGGACGGCACCCAGATTGTGTTGACCTTGCCGTCGGCGGGGGTGGATGGAATCTCCACGCCTAGATTGAGGACCATATTCGCTCCTTAAGACGAAACCCCTCGCGGCTAATGCCGCAAGAGGTTGGAAACATTGGTTTTAGCGGTCACATGCGTGACCAGTTGAATTTGAAAGTGAGCAACCTGCATTGGTAGAGCAGTGACGTGTCTTCGGCGGTGAGTCCGGCGGCGTAGGCGCCGGAGTCGGAGAAGAGGGTGAGACAGCCGGTGTCGAAGCCTTGCGCCACGAAACGCTTTCCGGTCAGACCGGGGACCATGAGATCGTCGGCGATGACGTTGACGGAATCCGCGGTGGTGCTGACGATACGCACCTGCAGTGTTCCAATGCCGCAATGAGGGCGTTGCGTCTCTCCGACGATGTGACCGTTGGTGGTCACCGTCTCGATCACCCACGGTGGCTTGTCGGTCGGCTTCGGCGCAGTCTGCCGGTACACGGCCCAACCTTTTGCTGGCTGTGGGACATGGTCGAGGATCGTGTTCGATAAGGTCATTATCGACTGCATCAGAATCCCTCCACGGCCGCACGCGCCACGTACTCCGCGAGCTTCGGAAGCTCTTCCTCGCCATGCTCGTAGAACCGGTGCGTGCCGCCGCCACGCGCGGTGCCGAAGAAGGCGATGTTGGCGAGGCTGCCGGCGCCACCCTTCGACGGGCCGATCTCGGCTGTGATGCGTCCCGGCGCTTCCTTCACCTCGTAGGTGATAGGGATGCGTCGGAATGCCTTGTTGCCGGAGCTGGCGAGGTCTTCGCGGATGTCGTTCTTGACGTTCTGCGCGCCTTTCTTCACGGCCATGGTGATGGCCGCGCGGCGGGCGACGCCTTTGGCGAGCAGCTTGTCGGCGAAGGCCGTCAACTGCGAAGCGTCGAACAGTCCACTCATGCGTCCTCCTTCACATTCCAACGGCAGGCGGTGGCGTGCGTCTTCTCGCTTTGAGGCGAGACGAGCCTGAGCCGCCTGCCGACGAGCAGCGGATTCGCGGAGTCCGTGACTTCCACCACGTCACCGGCGCGAATGCCTGGAGTGCCGTATGGAAAATGCACGTACAAAGACCAGACCAACGAGACGGCGCCCATGGCCTGCGCCGCACTACCCTCCGTCTGCTCGCTGGCGAGACCGCCCGAGGTCTGCACCTTGCACTTGCCCTGGTACACCTGCTCCGTGCCGGTTTTCGGCAGTCCCGTGTCCGGATCCGTGGTGGACTCGTCTGGGCGGGTTACCGTGCATTGGTCGGTCATGAGGCCTTCCGCGTCACGGCGGGCCTTGGAGAGGAATGATGCGCTGATTCTCATCGGAACACCCCTATCGAAGAGACGTTCGCGCCGAAGCGGTTGCGCAGGCTGCGCTTGGTCGCTTCCGGCAGTTTGGTCACGTCGATTTGGGCGGCATCGCCTTGCGCGTATCCGACCTGTGCGTCGTCGACACGTTCGTAGCTGACGCCGACGTGGGCGCCGGGGCCTCCGTCCTCGAGCTGGTGGAGTCCGGCTGCGACGTACGAGCAGACCAGTCTGACAATATCGGCGGGTATCGGATTCCAGCCACCCGTGAAGGTGACGGTCACGACCGACGGGATGCGCCCGAAGGGGCTCCACGGCTCTTCGCGGTAGAGTGCGGATCCGAGGAGCCGCCAGTCGTCGACGGTCTTGCCGTCGATGAGCACCTTGGAGACGCTTCTGACGGCCTTGCATGGCAGGTCGAGTTTCCTGGACTGTTCTCCGGGGATGTCGACGGTCCATTCGCCGAGGGTGATCGGACAGCCGGCGGCCGAGCGGACGGCTTCGGAGACCGAGTCGAGCAGACTGGTTGCCGTCTGCTCATCGGTCACTTCGATGCCGTTATGTTTCAGGTCGTCCAAGGTGGCCAGTGCGGTCATTTCAGCCTCCGATCATCGGACTCGACTACTTGCCGCTCTTCTTGCCTGCAGCAGCATCCTCTTCACCGTCGCTGTCTGCGGTGGTACCGCTCACGACAGGGGTCTGCGCATCCTGCAGGGAACGACCGGTGGTGGTGGAGAGGTTCAGGGTAATCTTGGTCAGGCACTCGGGGCGGATGACCTTGGCGCCGTACAGGTCGAGGCCGCGCACCATATCGGCGAAGTCGGTCTGCATGCGCATAGCCTCGACGTTGCTGACCTGCTGTGCGAAGGTCACGGCGGCGTTGGTGCCGGCGAGAATGGACTGCGTGTCCGGGCTGGCGGACTTGTGCGGCACATTGTTGGACTTCACGACGGTGAAGCCGCGCACCTGGCCGACCACGCCGTTGAGCAGCGTATTATGGCCCGCTTCTGTGCCTTCGATGAAGCGGGAGTCCTGCAGCAGGAGCGCGTAGAAGTCTGGGCTGACGACGAGCCAGCGTCCCTCGTCAGGCACGTTCTGCACATCAAGCTTCCGTCCGGCTTCCACGACGGCGAGATACGCGTCGGCGGGGGTGCCGACGTCCACGGTCTTCGCCGGCGTGCTGACGGCAGTGTCCATGAGATTAGAGATGTAGTTCTCCACGTTCTTCATCATGTTGTAGGCGGCGGAATTGGTGAACTTTCCAGTCATGTCCGCCTTGGCCTGAGCCTTGTCGAGGTCGTTGACCTTGAAGGCGAAATAGTCGGACTGATTGATTTCAAGAACGGCTGCTTCCTTGTCATTGACATCGTCGACGGTGATCGCCTGGCCGCGGACGTACTTGCGCACAGTCACGTCGTCGTATCCGGTGATGTGCACGGTATCGCCGGCCTCACGGATGTCGCCCTCGTAATCGCGGTTGCACAGGCTCGGGAAGACGAGCTTCGCGCGCAGGGCTTCGAGGATGGCGGCGGACCATACCTCGGGGATGAAATTGGTGATTGCCATTGCTGGTGGCCTCCTTACTTGCTGCGGCCTGCGAGCAGATCATCCAGACGGCCCTTGCGGCGCGCCTCCTCGATCTGCTTCGGGGTCATGTTCTTCAGATCGTCCCTGGTAAGCTGTCCCGCCTGATGATCGCCATCGCGGACGCCCGACGGTGGGATGATTCCCGCCAGGCCAGCATTGTTCCCGCCTTGCGCGAGATACGGGTGTGCCGTGACCAGGGCGTCGATCTTCTCGCCGATCGCCTGCTGGTCGTATCCTCCCTGATCGTCCGCGGTCAGGTCGGAGAAGTCGATGAGCTTCAATGCGTCGCTTGGATTGATGAGCTTGCCGGTCGCCGCGGCGGTGACGTTCGCCTGGAGCACCTGCTTCTGCAGGCCGGCGATGGTAGCCTGCGCGGAGTCGAATTCCTTGCCACGCTGCTCCCAGTCGGCCACCTGCTTCTCAAGGTCGTCCACTCGGTCGGCCTTCTCATAGGCGGCCTTGAGCTTCGCTTCGAGGTCGGTGTTGACCTTCTTCTGGCCGAGGAACTTGTCGTGCCAGTCGATTGGCGGCTCCTGTGCGCCCGGAGCATTGGTGTTCGGATCCTGCTGCTGTCCATCTGACATGATGTTTCCTTTCATTCGGTGTATATCTCGCCGTTGCTGGCAAGCCAGCGGCGATACGAGTTCTCGGCCTTCGCCAGCACGTCAGGCGTGACCGGTTTGCCGGGCTGGTAGGGATTGTGGCCGTCCAATGCGGCCTCGTAGCGGAGCCGCGCATTGAGCAGACGCTTCTGCGCCGCGGTCAGCTCCTCATGCCGTCCCTGGCGGTAGCTGTTGTTGTGGAGCCATTGCCGGCGCCGGAGTTCCGGCACTTGCTCGCGCCATTTGTCGGGCAGGATGTATCCCTCGCGCTTCAGAAGTTCGATGGTCTGCTCGCGCGGGAGGTTGAAGCTGTAGATGCCTTCCGGCGTGAGCCTGCGCCGCTGGTGTTGGCCATATTCGTATTTGCGGATCATGCGGCTCCACCCGTAACGGCTGGTGCCTTCGGACGTGGCCATGCCGATGTTGCCGCGTCCGACCGGCCGCATGCCTCGATGCGCGTTGACGACCTGGTAGATGTCGGCGCCGTCTCTGATTGCCTGCGCGTCGGCATGTCCGAAGACCTTGTCCTGCTCCTCTTCGCTCATGTTGTTGAAGCGGTCCATCGGTGATGTGATCCAGCCTTGTTTCTCGGCCTTGTCCTTGCCTTTGCAGGGGATGGTGCGACCGTGGCATTTCGGATGACGAAGGAAGTCGTTGTTGTGCCGGAAGTATTTTCCGGCGAGGATGGCGCATCGTGGGCAACAGTCGGGTGATTCGACGCGCACGTAGCCGACGCCGGAACGCTGGGTGATGCTGACGCCCATCGCGCTGATTGACGTGTCCTCGATGGCCTGCATGGCCATCTGGCGAAGCGTAGCACGACCTGCCATCATGGCATCGGATTCACCCATGCCTGACTTGATGGCCGACAAAGTGCGCGTCACCGGGATATCGAAATATGATTCGAGGTCGATGCCGCTCGGTGCGAAACCCGTCCCGAAGGCGAGGGGATTCGCAATACCGTCAGGGCGCACGTAGTCGCCCTGTTCGGCGAGCATCAACGTGGACGAGTCCATCGCGTCGCTCGCGGCGCGGGTCTGCAGTGTGGCGAAGAGCGTTAGGAAATCGGCGTTTGTCCGATTCCAGCTGTCACGCACCCGTCGCGGATCCACGCCCTTCCATGTTTTGTCCGCCGCCTTCACGGCCAGCAGGCAGAGTCGGGCCAGTGTGTTGCGGCTGTCCGACAGGCTCTCCAGCGTCACCGTCATCAGATGCACCTCCGACCTGCAGGCTGCGGGCTATCTCCGCCATCTCCGGATCGTGATTCTCGTCGTCCACCATGCGCATGATGCGCTTGATGTCCTCCGGACTCTGACCCATCTGCTCGGCGATCCACTGCAATGGATAGCCGAGCTTCTTGTATTTGAGCATCGCGTCGGCCATCAAGGCCTCGGACCGGTATTGCGGTGTGGCGAACACGACTTTTGAATCCTCGAGGATGCGGGCGGATTCCTCGTCGTCCTCGAGCGTCATGGCCATCTCGCACAATTCGCGCACCGGCTGACGCATGAAGCTGATACGCTCCAAGGTCTTCGACACGAGTCCGGCTTCCGCGACCTCGTAGCCGGTGGCCGGCACCTCGGCGTTCGTCAGCAGATAATGGCCAGGAGTGCGGGTCTCTGCCGCGATGTGCTCGACGGCTTTTTGGATGATCGGCAGGAACGCCTGCAGGTTGCTGGCGGTCCATTCGCCGATCGACACGTTGTCGCCGGTGATCTGCATGATGCGCTCCATGACCTGCTTGTCGAGATTCACGGGACGCTCTCCGACCTGCTCGCCGGTTGCCTTGTCGAACACCGGCTCGGACAGCGAATCGCCGCCGAGAATGACCCTGGCGGGCATGGACGCGAAATCCAAAGCATTCAAGGTGTATGCCCAGCAGACGTTGACGGCGTCCTGCATCGATTCGACCTGCTCCACATCGCTGATAGGCAGGTCATCCAGGAGCATCTGATTGCGGAATTCGACCAATGGCACGCGTCCGAGCGGGTTCGCGCGCGCCGAATCCGGAACGAACCGCCAACCCTCAACGCCCGGTGGAAGACGATTCCTCTCATCGTCGCCGCCTGCACGCACACGAACCACGTCGAACACCATGTCCGGCAGCAGCAAAGTGCCGAATTCATGCTCCTCGTCGTATCTGACCAGGAGTCCTGCGTCGACCTCTCCGGTGAGCGGGTCGTAGTGTACGGCCGCGCTGTCCGGGTGTTCGAAGCTGATGCGCGCTCTGCCGTCCGGCATCGACGTGACCAAGCCGAAAGCGCGTCCGGTCGTGGTCATCATCAGCGCGCTCTCCTGCAGCTTGCGGTCGCAGTCGTTCCGTTCCCACACGCGCATCACATGCGAGTCCAATTCGTGATCGTCATATGGGATGAAGCCCTTGAAGTGGATGCGTTCGACAGGCGCCTGCGCCACAGGCAGACACCAGTTGTCGGCGAAGCCGGAAAACCTATCCGCCATGTAGCGTTTGAATTCGTCGGATGCGAATTTCAGGGTGCCGCGCTTGCCGCGCACGTAATCCGTGTGCTTCCTGATGTCCGGCCGACGGTTCTCGATCTTCAGGGCGAGCAGGTTCGCCATGCAATTCACGTCATCGGCGGTACGAATCATTAGAACCCCCTAGTGGTAGAACCAGTCAGCAGGTACGCCTTGCGTTTCCTGCCCCAACCGGCGGCGCGTGCATCACATGCCGCCTCATGCGCCAGCACGCACGTCACCGCCGCATCGATTTTCCGCGTCTGCTTCGGCTTGCCCAACCCGTAGCGTTCGCCGGATTTGGCGAAGCGTCTTGCGTTGCGCATGTGCGTGATGGTGATCGGACACCCGTCCTGTGTGATCGCGTGATGCTGCAGGTCGGATTCGAAGCGTTTCAATGCCTCCCATACGGCGGTGATGCGGCTCGAACCGCTCATCGCCCAGGGAATGAACTTCTTCGGGCCGTATCTCGTGTCCCACGCCTCGATCTGCGATTCCCACGACACCTCGTCGCGGAAACCCGGATCGCAATAGGCGCGGATTATCCGGTATCGGTCGTTGAGCTCGTCCATGGCGGCATTGACCTCGCTGCGCGGGATGCGTCCGCCCCACGTCTTCGGATTCCAGATCGTCGGACGACGATCCGCGCCATAGCGCGGAGTGAAGATGAAGCCCTCACGGGTTTCCGCCTTGATGCATGTCCAGTCGTCGTTCTCGGAGCCGTCGAAGCCGAGGCACACCTCTGTGCCTTTCGGCGGGTTCTCAAGCCAAAGCTCATGCTCGGACATGCTAGTATCCCATGTTCCTCAAGACCGATTTCGACAAACTCTTCTGCGAGCGCTGGTAGTTCTGGTTTGTGATCTCCCTTGTCGTCGCTTCGCCGAAGGAATTGACGAATGCGCGGCTTGTGCCGCTTGATTTTGGTTGGCGTCGGATCTGTTCGTCGGAGATTCTGTCGCGCTGTGCTCTGGCGGTGTGGAATGCCTTGGAAGCCGCTTGGTATTTGTCGTAGTTCGCCTTGGTTGCCTCCGGGAACACGCTTTCCGGCATGCGCTGGTTGTATTGCGTGGCTCCGTGCGCGGTTCTCTGCATGATTTCCGATGCGGCGTCCATGCGGCTTCCCGCATCGCGCATCATCTTGGTGAGATCCGAGTCGCTTACGGATGAGAGGTCGGTGGCAGAGCCTCCCCCTCCGCCGCCATGTCCGCCACGGCCTGCGCCCGAGCTTGATCCTCTTCCGCCCATTTTTTCATCCTTTCCACATTGCTGTTTTCGTATGCGACGACTTCGGCGCCACCGAAGTCGAAAAACGGAATGGCATCTCCGTAGAGGAGAATCTTTTCCGGTTCAAGCCTGTCGATCGCGTACCGCATGCCGAGCCGCCAATAGAGCTCTGCCGTCGGATTGTCATTCGCTCCGACAGTGCTTACCGCGACGGTGGAGTTGTTTGGAATGCCTGAAAAGCAGTAAGAGAACGATTCTGGGCCAGCCCATTGAAGCGTTGGGATGACTTTCAGCCCGCAGGACTGCCAGTATGCTCCGATCAGACGGCTTCGGAAGACGTTATAGATCTTCATCGCTTCCGGCATGTCCATGTATGTGCTGAAATCAGGCGTCAGCACACACTGGAAGCGTTTGAGCGGTGCGATGTATCTGTCCGGCTGGTTCCAGACTCTCTGGAACTGGTAGTCATCGATGAAGAAATGGATTCCGCAATGCTTGACTGTCTTTTTGCCGGTCGCGTAATTGAAGCCCATCAACGTGTCAGGGGTGGTGACGTCCTGTTTTGCAAGCATTGGCATGTCGTATCTGCCAACCGTCCGCACCTTTTGCAGCAGCGGAAGATTGTATTGCCTCATCGTCCGCATCCTTGATTTGTTGAGTGGTCTATTGTCCCGCATAGCAGCTCTCCCATAGTCCGTCCTCGAGCCATGCGCCGCCGCCCTGCACCATTCGGTTGCCGAAGAAGCGTTCGGCCTGAGCGGGGTCCTTATCCATGAGCGCCTCGGCCTCCGCCTCGACGGAGTCCAAAGGCACCCACGGGCTGCCGGCGTAGACCCATTCGAGGATCCTGCGGCGTTCGCGCCGGTTGTTGAAGCTGTATGGCGTGCCGTCCTTGTGCCGCAGGTCCGGGTTAAGGTCCGGGTTGCGGTAGAAGATCCACACGTCCGATGCCGATGTCTCGAATTGCTGCTGTGCATAGGAATTTTCGCCGGGGTCGTAGGCGTTGGTCCAGAAGTGCGTTCTGCCGCCCATGCCTGCGGCGCCACGACGCTGCGTATCCGCCACGTCGAGCATCCCATTGGATTTCGTGTATAAACCGGCCTCGTCCTGTTCGGCGTCCGAGATCGGGTTGCCCAGACGGCTGGTGGCCGAGGCGGTCACCACGTCGATGCGGTCGAGGTCGAGATCGTCATCATCCAGATTGATTCCGGGGCGCAGGATTCGGATGAAGCCCTCGCGCACCTTGAGCAGCTGCTTCAAGGGGCCGAGCCGGATCATCGCGACCAGTGGACGGTAGGCGTTGCGCACCTGGTCCTCGGAATTCGCGGTCAGCTGGATGAGCGGCGACGGGTGACGCATGCCCTTCGGCTCGCCCGGATTGTAGTGGTAGACCCATCCGCAGGGGCAGCCGTTGTCGGAGCAGCGGTACACGTCACCGGGCTTCGCCCATCCGGCGAACACGACTGGGCCGCATGCCTCGAGTATGGCGCATGACGCCTCGGTCGGCCCCTTGCCTGTCTTCTGCGGGGCGATGCAGCCCGTCAGACGATATTGGAAAGCCTGGTTGAGGACCAGCGGATTATCGACCGTGACCTCCTCGGGCGGGACGAACTCCGCGTCCTCGCGCACACGCCACCTGTGCGCCGCATACCAGAACTGCCAGTCCGACCAGCAGAAGGGCTTGCCGCGAAGGATGCCGTCGGGCTGGCGCACATGCCGCCGCACCCAGGCGTCCTGCAGGTCGGCGAGGGTCGGGAAGTCGATGATCCAATCGTCGGCCATGTCACGCCCTCAACCGGCGTGGGAACTGGACGATCTTGGTGTCCATGCCGCTCTCCGCGGCCTCCGCGTCCGTGGCGGGCACCTCGTGGGCGGCCATGTCGACGTTGTCCTCGGAGATCTTCCAGCCGAGCGCCTGTAATCCAGCCTCGGACAGGCCTATCCGGTCCTCGAGCCTGATCTTCACGGCCACGTCGGCCGCCTTGGCCGACGGGCTCTCGCACACCACGCATTCGCGGACATACGAGGCGATCTGGTAATGCAGATACTTCAGCTGTGGCTGTTTCCACGCGCGCGCCTGCGGCAGACGCCACAACTGCCTCCACAGTTCGGCCTCCCGGGCATTCCAGGATTCCGACCCGGCCCTGTCCTCGATCCATTCCTGCGATTCCTTGTCGAAATCGCGGATCACGTAAGGCGGCAGCGGAAACTTCGGCGGCCGGCCCTTGTATTCCGTGTTCGGCAGACTGCGCAAAGTGTATCCCCTGCGTTCGCTCGCACCGCTCGACGGATCCGGCATCGGACCGGATCTGACGCGTTTTCCTCCTCTTGGCATGTCTCCTCCATCGTCGGACGGCCTCGCGCCGTTCCTTCGCTGTCGGCGGCCGGGCCTTTCGCCCGCCCCCCTCTGAAACTTTTGAACCCTCCGCACCTCGGAGACAGCTCTCCGGCGGTTCCGCTACCCAAACTGTTAGGGGGTATCCCCGTGGGTGTTTTGACGGTTTGCTTCCGTTTGTTTTGCAACGGTTTTTGTTTGACTCGCTTGTTGCTGCGATGAGTCGCGAATCGAATCGAGAAGACTTGGTCGTTTTCGTCTTTCGTGTCGTTCGACGTGAGCGGCTGGCGTCGTCGGCTTGGCTTCGATGAAATGTTTTGTTTTGGTGCCGAAGCCTGTGTGTGTCAGCTGAGGTTTTGCCTGTTGTTGAAGCCTGAAGGTTTCGTCCTTGCGGTCTTGCTGTCGTGGCAGCGCTTGCACAGGCCGCGCATGCGTTGCGGGTCGTTGGGGTCCAAGCCTGCTTCGACGAGCTCGATGCGTTCGATCGGCCAATGGTCGGCTATGGTGCTGGGGGCACCGCATAGGCCATGGTGCCTTCCGCATCCGTCCGGCCCGTCGCCGGGACAGACGCACCGCGGGTCCCTTGCCAGCACGCGGGCGCGTGCGAGGCGATGCGCTTTCGACGTGTATGGATTGCGGCCTCGTGTCCGGCGCTTGTCTTTGGCTTTCCTACATTCGTCGCACAGTGAGCCGGAGGAGACCAGGTGTGGGCAACCGGAGGTGGAGCATACCTTGTACATCAATCCCCCATCATCACGTAAGCGCGGGATTGGCTTGCCTGCCGCTGTTGGTGTATGCCCACTCTGACGTGGAGTGGGCGGAGCGTGTCCGATATGCCGTTCGGACAGGACGGGATATAACCCAAGGAGTTAGGAGAATCCATCGGTGGATATGAAAAGGGTTCAAACCGTTTTCCGGTTTGAACCCTTTAATCCACTGACAATTCTGCCTTGCACTTCGAAAAATGTCAAATCACGTCATGCCGGGCGAGGCGCGCGTGTACGTCGGACAGGCGGTACAGCGGCTGTCCCTTCTCGTTTCTGCCGGACGGCTGGAGCCTGCCACGCTTGCGCCACGAGTAGATCGTGTTAACGCTGCACTGAAAGCCGCACTCGCGCAACAGCTCCGCACACGCTTGCGCCGTGAACGCCCTGCCTGATTCGATGCACTCCCGCAGGAATCCCAATCGCACATCTACCACGCGATAAGTGTTGCCGCACACCGGACAGTCAACGCTTACCGCGCCGACCTCCGCACTCAGCTCCACGCCGCACAACGGGTTCAGGCACCTGCCGATGCTGTGCCTGGATGGCGGCACGTCGATGATGCCCAGCGTCTTGCGCGCCAACCGCTGCCAGTCATGCCAGATCAACCCGATGTCCGGCAGGCGGTTCAACCGCTGGCATGACCAGCATGCCTTGAGCATGTCGACGATGGGCGGGACCGCGATGCTTGTGGCCCATGGCATGGCCGGCGGCGCATACAATCGACACCACAACGCCGTCACCGCATCCTCGATCTCCTGCAGATGGTCAACGACCGAGAGTCTGATAGGCGTGGGAGCGGACGGCAGGTTGACACGTCCAGGCTGGTGGCCTCCGTAATGCGCCGTCGAATCCAGAAACTCGCGCAAGGCATGGATCCAGATGGGATAGTCGTGGATCCATCCCCTCAAAGCGTTCTCGCACTTGTCGCACATCGTGGCTTGAATACGGCACTCCCCGCCGCACACTCTACATGTTGTGGTTGCTTCCCGTTTTTTGCCCATATGTTGCGATTTTATCATTTTGGCCATCCCGAATCGAACATCAGTTCCATTTCAGGTATTCCCGCCCACGGGTCGGGATTATCGGGATCCGGAAGCATCGTCGGGAACCCCTCAAGGGTCGAATAATGGAATTCCCTCCCGCTCATGTCGGCGGGTTTGACACTGACAGGCATGAGCGCGCAGTCGTGCGCGCCCAAGTATATTCCATCCGGACTGATACCCAACGGTCCAGCGACCGTTTCCAATCGGATTGTGTCCGTCTGCGCGATGAGACGGATCCGGATGAGCTGCCGGCCGAGGATGATCGCGGTGACCAGGTCGTCACCTTCGATGATTCCCGCGTCCCACGATTGCCAGACCACGTCCCTTTCGCTGAAAATCCACCGGCCGCATGAGCACACGACCGGAAAGAGATGCGCCGGATTGCCTTCCGGAGCGAACCGGCGCATCCACTGTGGCGGTTTCCTGCTCATCCCATCAGTCGCTTCCAAAAACCGTCGGACGCCTCCACGAGCCTGTAGCCGCAGTATGGGCAGGTCACGTAATATGCTCCGACACGTTCTCCGCAATGCGCGCATTCCACATACCTGATCGTCTTGTTCATCTGTCTACCGCCTTCACATTCGTGTCCTCGATTTGTCCCTTCACGACACCGTATGCGTCCATTTCATGCTGCATCAGAAGAGCGTTCGCTAATCTCAGTCCTTCCACTTCTAGCTGTTCGCACCAGTCGATGACTTCCTGCAATGCTTTGTCTTTTTCACTCACGTTCGTTACCATGGTGTTCCTCCTTAGTTGAGGCTTCTTTTGATTGATTTCCAGATCTGGTCCAATTCGCCATCCGGCAGACCACTATCCCGACCACGCTGCAGCAGATCATCATGAATCTGCCGTTCGTTCTCCGGATGGTTCTTCAACCGTCCGTACGCCCAGGCGTGCAATGTGCTGTTGCGTTGGCCTTCCGGCACCGGCGTCATATCCGGCGTCCCCTGCGAATTGGACGCGGCCGGCCTGTCGGCCATGACATCATCCAAGCTCAAAGCGGGCGCCTCCGGCTTCGGCTCATTCGTATAGCCGAAATCCTTGAGCATGCGCATGATTGCCTCACTCGCCTCCGGCACGACATCGGCCGGCAAATCAGACAGCTCGTATCGACTGCCGTTGACGACGCTGCCGGGACCAAGCACGTAGCCTTTGTTGCTGACGCGCAGGTCGATGGGCAGGTTCTGCTCGTGCACGGCGTTCTTCAGCAGGGTGACGTCCATGCCGGCGGGCATGCGATAGTACAGGTGCACGCCATGCGGCGTCTTCGTCATCAACGTGGCCGGCAGTGCGGTGGAACCGTAGTCGCCGGTCAACGCCTGCAGGCACTGCCAGCCGTCCGGCCCGTCCGCTTCGGACGGCTTGTCGCAGTCGATGACGAAGCACTGGCCAAGCGGGACGACCGCATACCTGTCCATCGATTCGGTCACGATCGTCGAATCCACATGGCTTTCGGACGAAGGGTTCAACCGTTTCCACGACAATGAGACCTTCCCGTCGACGGGACCGCCCTGCCTGCGCGCCTTGCCCTCGCATGGGGCGAAGCCAGCCTGTCCGTCCAACGTGGATTCGACCAATGCGGCCATGTCATGACAGCCGCCGACATCATCCAGTGGTATGAGGCTGTCGCGGTTCGGTTTCGACAATGCGGTCTGCCGCCAGTCCGTGGCGGTTTCCTCGGCTTCCGTACCGAGAGCGGCCTTGCGATACACGTCGAAACGCTCACGATCGACCACACGAACCACACGACACTGGCCACCAGGCAGCACTTTCGTTTTCGAATTCTCCAAACCAAGCACATCCATCAGCGACTGCGGCACCGCAGAATGGAATTCTTTACGGTAATCGTTCCTCGAAGCAACCAAGGCGCCATATTGTTCCTCGTTGGATACGATTTCGCTGATCAGCCAGTACATTTCGTCGCTGATGTTGCGCGCGGGACTCAGATTTACGATCTCCGGCACGTCGGACTTCTCCCACAGGCGGCATGACAGGACGAAGAACGCTGCGGGATGCCGATGGCAGAAACCCTCGATCGCATGATACTCGTCATACGAGCGGCCTTTCGACGGATGGAATTCGACCTTCACGAAACGACGCATGTCGGAATTCTCGGTCGAATCGGCGAACTGCATATTCGTCAAATACAGCATCGTCGCGCTCGGCGTGATCACACGGTATTTCCCTCCGGTCACGCGCGCGTTCATCTGCGAGCCGGTGGACAACGCGCGCAACAAAGGCAGCATGTCCTCATCCACGGCGCACGCCTCGTCATCAAAGGCGAAGGCCTTGCCGTCCATCTCGTCGTTCATGGACTCGCGGCCTAACGTGTAGACGCCGCCATTGCAGTACTGCTGCACGCTGAAACCGGGAAACACCTTGCCGACGCCCAACACGCCGACCAGCGCCTGACGTGCGATCAAAGTCTTGCCATCGCCGCCGTGACCGGACAGCACGTAGGACAACTGTTTGAACGGTTCGAGCCATGGCGTGGCGAACATGCGGCACAGGTTCGCATAGGATTTCTCATCCACGGTCAGCCATCGGAGGATGCGTTCCGCCTCCTTCAACGCCTTGACGCCCATGCCGACCGGAGTGAACGTCTGCGTGACGGCGATGTCCGGCACGTCCTGCAGGCAGACGACCTTGCCGTCGCGGCGCACCCATACGCACGGGTCGCAGCGGACGCCGCGTTCCACTTGGTCGAACCATTGGGCGCGTTTCGATTCGCGGAGGATCGCCGCACTGTAGAGCGGATTGCGTTCCCTGCTGTTGGCCGTGGCTCCGATATGGTATTCGTCCTCGATGGTTTTTACCGGATGCCAGCTGTTGAGCAGAAGGCGGCCGCCGTCGTGGTCGCTCATGTCGGGGTCGCGTCGCCAGAGCCTGTCCTGTGACGGACAGTAGCGTAAATGGCCTTCGCGGAGTTCCCAGATGGCTTTCTGGTAGCCTGCGGCGACTACCGGTGCTTTTTTGCGATTGTCGGTTTCGGTGCCGCCTTGGCAGACGAGTTGGAGGTTCTGTCCGGTGATGGTCGTGACGATGGTCATGTCGTTTGCCGGTGTGAACGTCAGTTCGAGCAGGTGGAAGATGCCGGCGAACTGGGCTGGCAGAGTGTCGACCGGTATCGGCTGGTATTTGCGATAATCCCTCACTATTCACCTCCTTGATTGACGGGGACGCGGACGTCCGTAACAACACACACCAAAAAACAACAAAAAAGACATATATATAAAAACCTTTGTCCCTTTGTCTCTTTTTCTATATATCGTTGAAATTCCGTCATTTTTGGGTGGACTTTCGTATGTCCCCCTCGCGTCCCCGTGGACGTTTTATTTTGCAGATGACTGCAATCACGGGGACGCGAGGGGACTTTTGCCATTTTTTGACGATCAGAATTCCGGTTCTTGTCCGCTGCCTGCTCCGACAGCGTTGACCACCTGGTCAACGGTTTTGCCGAGGAGCCCGGCGATCTCCTGCGGCGTCTTGCCCAAGGATTTCAACTGGAGGACCTGCTGTCGTTCCTGCGCGGTCAATCCTGCCGGCTGGCTGAACGTCACCTGCTGGACCGGCTGGGCTGGCTGCTGTTGCGTCATGCCTGCTTGCGGGTCGTTCATCGCGGTGGTGAGGTCGGCGGTCTTTTTCGGCGTGACGATGTAGTCGTAGATTTTCGCGTCGTTGAAACCGCGGGTCTTCGCGGGCTGTGTGCGGGCGAACGTGGCCTTCAAGTGGTCTCCGACGTTCGGATGGTCGCCGACTCCGGCCTGACGGCATGCGAGACGCAATTGGCCGATGTTGTAGCCCTTCACGTACACGCCTCGGATGCCGCTGTCGCCGATCCGGTTGGGATCCGTCATCGTGGTCTGCAGGTGGATGACGACCTGCGGCTTCGGCTTGCCGTTCGGATAATACAGTGGTTCGCCGGTGGTGAAGTCGGTCTGCTGTTCCGCGCGGATTTCCACGATCTCGCCTTCCACGCTGGTGCCGATCGGATCGTCCTTGCTGAACGCGCTGGGCGCGCCTCCCTGCATCACGTCGTCGAGACTCAATGATTCGGCGGACTGCTGCTGCGCCTGTTGTGGCCGGTAGCTGGCTCCGCCTTGCTGGGTGAATCCGCCACCGTAATTATTCGTTCCAAACATTGTCTTTTTTTACCTTTCTATTTTGTGTAGGTGGATTCCAGCAGGCTTGTGGCCTGCCGCCATTTGTCCGGCAATGCCGGATATTGGTCTTGGTTCAGTTGGGCGAGGTCGCCCAGCTGGTCGTCCGGCCATGTGCCGCATTGGAAGCAGTGGGTCGGGCTGGTGGGTAGCGCGTGGATCCACGCGTCGCGCACGTTTGGTCCGTCCTCTTGTTCGATGAGGTCGAGGAGGTTGGCGATGAGCTGCGCGCGGCTTAAAGCCCATTTGCCGGGTTTCGGGTCGAAAGCGAATTCGACGGGCAGTGCGTCGGCGAGACTGACGCTGTTCTTGGGCAGGAAGTAGATCGCGTTCTTTTTGCAGGGTTCGCCGTCGTTTTCCAATCCGATGCCGTAGAGGCTTGCCTGGATGCGGTATTGTTGCGACGGGCCGTTGGCTTTGACGTTGCGCAGGGTGGTTTGGCCGGTGATCTTCCAGTCGATGGTCATGTTGTTTTCCGCGTCGTACAGGTCGATGCTGCCGTGGATGCGCTGATGGCCGTGGAGTCCGTGGATTTCGCCCACGTCGACGTGTCTTTCGGCCTCGAAGCGTTTCACGGCCCACGGTTCTCCCCCATCGTCGTCCGGGACGGTGAATTCGTCCTTGCGACTGTTGAACAGGTGTTCGAATCGTTCGTGGACGCATGTGCCGATGAACGGGAGCCATGCGGCCGACTGGCGTTTCTCCCATCCTGCGAGTCTGGAGGCGAGGCAGTGGAGGCAGTCGGTGCCGAGCTCCGATGGTCCGATCTCCTTTTGCAGGCTTCTTGGCTGGTTGGCGATGTGGTCTTCGATGATGCCGCGGATTTCCGTCCACTCCTCCGACTCCACCGTGGGTGCTGGCGTCGTTTCCGGCGTGGTCTGGTTTGCGGCCATGACGGCTTCAAGGTCGAGTTCGCTGGCCATTTTCATGCCTCGCATTTCACGTCGAATAGGTAGCGGTACAGGATGTCGGCAAAAGCGCCGAGGTCGTCCGCGTCGAGGAGATACACGTTCTCGCTTAAGGACTTGTCGTAGGCGTCCAGCGCGTTGTTCAATGCGTGGTTGAAGTGTTGTCTGGTGATCTTGTCGCCCATCATTCGACCACCAGGCTTGCCGCGCCGACTTTCACACAATCCTGCAAAGCGTTTTCGCCGACCTGTTTGATGATCGCGGACAATGCTTTGGGTTTGATCTGGTAGCAGTCCGCGTACTGTTGGATGGGGAAGTGTTTTTCGAATGCGCCGGCGTCGAGGTTGCGTTTGCCTTTCTTGATTTTCACGGTCAATGGTCCGGCCGCGTATTCGCCGGGCTCGCGGTTCTCCATGAGTTCGGCTTTCAATCCGTCGGCTTCTTCCTGAAGGTCGGCGATGCGGCTTTTCAGTTCCACGTACCGTTTGGCCAATGTTTCGAGGTTCTGCGCGCTCATTTGCTTGTTCCTTTCACGATGATGCTGGTTTTGGTGGGGATGACGCTGGTCCGGTGGTGCGGGTAGGCGCGTCGATGCGTTTCCACGACGTCGAACGCGGGCGTGGTTCGCATGGCCGGCCCCAATGGTCCGCACGTGCGGCAGTACGGCATGTGTCCCCTCTGCTTGCTCATGCCACGTCCTCCACTGTCGATTGCGTCATGCCGTCGTCTTCGGTGGCGGGATTCGTTTCCTTGCACCGTCGGCTGATGATCACGGTGTCGCAGGTCCTTGGATTGCGTAGGAGCCGGCTGATGGCCGCGCCTTCCTTGACGACGTTCTGGCAAATGTCGATGCATTTCGCGACAGTTCCGGCAGGCGTGCCCATCAGACCCTTCTTTTCGATGGTCTGGTCCGCTTTGTCGATGAATGCCGCGGCTGCGTCGCCGATTTTGCTGGCCGCCGGGTAGAGGCTCGCGAGGTCGGCGCTCATGTCCTCGTCGTCGATGAGGGTCTGCACAACGTATTCACTGGTGTTTTTCATGGTGTTTTCTCCTATCTGGGTATGTATTCCTGTTTGAAGTAGATGCTGGCCCTCGTGCATGGCGTGTATGGCTGGCCGTGCCATGTGAGCGGGTCGCCGCTTTTCCGTTTGCGTGGCCTGCCGTGCGCGCCAAGCACGTACTGGTCGGGACGGTGCACGTGCACGCTGGCTTCGATGATCTGCCGGTCGTCCCGGTAGGCGACGCCGTTCAACGCGTCGGTGAACAGTTTCGCCAGATTGTCCCAGTCGCGTCCGCGCCGTGTTGCCGTCCAGAATGTGAGCGTCAGGCAGACTGGCCCTTCGTAGGGTGGCAGGCGGGGATACTGGTTGCGCCATTCCGTGTACACGCGGTTCTCGGCTTCCCGCGTCCGCGTCGGGGTGATGCCGTGTCCCTGGTAGACGCGTGGACGGCCTTTCGACTGCGGGTCGCCAGGCACGGTGAGTTCGCACACCATTGGCCATTCCGGCAGGCTTAATGTTTCGAGACTCAATCCAGGTCACTCCAATCGGGTGTTCTGCCGGTGGCGAGGAAGCCTCCGCGTCGGGTCCGCGCGTTGACGAGCAATCCCATGTCGGCGAGCCTGTGCACGTCGCCCATCACGGTGCTCCGGGGGATGTTGAGCCGTGAGGCCACCTTGTGGCTGCTGGGCGTCGCTCCTTCCATCTGCAGTGCGATGATCGTCTCGTACACGCGTTGGATGCGTGGTTTCACGTCGATGTCACGCCGGGTGCGGCGTCTCATCCGCGTGATGTACTCGCGTTCGTCGTGGAGGAGCCGGTCGAGGTCGATGCCGGTCTCCTGGCTCCATGTCTTCGGCGAAGTGTGGTGGCCGTGGCTTCGGGATGCGCCGTAGTGGATGCTGCCGCGGTTGACCGGAGCGTATTTCGAATGTTTTTGCAGGCTGTCCGCTCCGCTAGGCATGATTGTCGTCCTTTTCGTCGTATTTCGGCGCGAACCGTACCACCAGCCACAACGCGGTGGCGAGATACACGCCCTCCACCACAAGCGCGCCCGCAAGGCTCCCGCCATGCCAGGTGAGCATGAGCGTCACGCTGGCGACGAGGCCGACGACCGCGAGCAGGAACTTGACCCTGCGCAGCGGATAGTTCGGCCGTTTCGCCTCGCGTTCCTTCCGGTCCTCGATACGGAAATCGTTGTCGGTCATCTGGTGCCTCCCGTTTCGTTGTGGAGTTGGTAGTCGAATGTCTCAAGCTCGCCCGCGGTGATGGATGCGAGCGTGCGGACTCCGTCGGGCAGGAGTTCCACGAGCTGGGCCCCGCCTTTCGGACTGATGCGAACCGCGTATCCGCTCATGCCGAGCATGACGACGCTCGCCTTCAGCGGTTCGGGTGGCGTCAGCAGCGTTTCCGCGTCGATTCTTCTGAGTGTCATCACAGCTCCTCGTTGATCGTGTCGACGATGAGATCCACGATTCCGGTGACGTCAAGGTCGACGTAGCCGACGATGTGACCGAGCGGACGCCGTGCTTCGATTTCGTCCCATAAGTCGCCACAGGCCGGACTGATGGCGTCGCCATGGTCGTCGAATTCGTCAAACACGGCCCTCACGCACGCTTTGCGAATGTCGTTCATGCAATGCTCCTTGTGCAATTCGTCTCGCCTTCCTCAAGCCATTCGGCCACGGCCGTTTCCGGATAAAGGATCATCCGCCCGTGCTTCACGAACCGAGGACCCTGTCCACGGAAACGCAACTGGGCCAGATACCCCTGCCGCGTCCGAATCTCCTCCGGCGTCTCGGCCCCGAAAAGCCTCGCCACCTGCGTGGTGGTCATCATCTGCTGCAAGACCATCACGCACCCGCTTCCAACGACGGCTGAGCGCGACCCCAGTACCGGTCGATGAAATAGCGCTGCCCCTTGCCGGTGACCTTCGGAGTACGGCTGACCGTGGTGTGCCCATCGGCATGGGTGACGGTGGTCTCCTTAATGCGGAACAGGCCGAGGTCCATCGCACGCTGTGTCGGCACGTTGCGATTCGAACCGGACTTGCCGAGATACCCGTCGGCCTGCAGGAGACGGAACAGCCGGTTCTGGCCGATGTCCATCCCGTTCTGCCGGAGCATCTTCGCCAACTCGCCGACCAGGCACGTGCCATCGGACGCGGCGACAGCATCGGCAAACCGGGCTTTCGGCTCCAATACCTTGATTTGCGCGTCCTTGGCTTGAAGCTGTTGGTTCTTGCGCTCGATGGTCTTCTGCGCGACAAGCACGGCCCTGGCCATGATGTCCTCGTCCGAATCCGACTCGGACGTGGGGATGTAGCCGCCGGTCCTGCGAATCTGGGGAAGCACCTCATGCGTGACCCAACGTTGGAAACGTTTCACGAACGCCTTCGCTTCCGGATTTTTGACATAGGCGGCTTCGCGATTGAGAATTGCACGATAAAGACCAGACTCAGTAAGAACCGTCATTTTCTGCAATCCGCCAAGGGTAGGCACTTGGTGCATACCCTTCTCGTCACTGTCGAGATTTCGCGCCATGTCTTTCGCATTTCCATAACCCAGCAGCTTGGCAATGTCCGATGCAACGAACATCACTTCGTCGCCATCGGCGAGCGTCCTGAAACTGTTGCCTTCGAATTCGAAAGTCTGGATTTCGTTGTCCACTGGATTCTCCTTCCTGTTCATGCTTTTATGAATGTTGCCTCTGAATCTTTTTCTTCGGAATTTGCTGCGATAAAAATGTCAAGACCATCCCTCCATCTCAGTGCTGGAGCAATCTTGTCGAGGACTCGAATCGGCCATTCACGCTGATTGCGCATATACCGATTCATGACAACGCGATTGATTCCAACTGCATCAGCGACGTCGGATTGGGTGATTCCAAGTCGAGCCATCCTGACCTTGATTGCCTGCGTCACATATTCATTGCTGGTCACATCACCTCCATTCCCCGAATATTCGGGATTCCTTTCGATGTTTACCGGATATTCGGTGAACATGCTTACAATGTACTCCCGAATATTCGGTATGGCAACTTCAACACGCCGAACGGTGAAAAGATGTAACTTCCCGAAAATTCGAATACAGTCATCAGTATGGATAGCAGCACTACACGCACCGACATGGTGATTTGCAAATACATCAGCCAGGCAATGGAAGCCAAAGGAATAACCCAAGCCGACCTCTCCAAGGCACTTGAGGGACGTTCCAAAGGATATGTCAGCGACCGAGTACTCGGTAAGCGTAGCTGGGCAATCAGTGAGCTTGACCGCCTCGCACCACTGTTCGGCCTTCCCGATGCGCTTTCGTTGGTAGCTGCAGCATGCGGATCGATTTCATCTCAAGCCGTCAGCGAGCGCGAATCTCGAATCTCGGATGACCTGGTTGATCGTATCGCCGCGCACCCCGAAGACTATGACGTGGCCGCCAACATAGATGAGAATCGTGACGCGGAAAGCGAGACGCCGGATGACTGACATTGTCGAAAACACAGAAATAGACATTTCCTTTGATACGGAAACACTCGTGAGCGAAAAGTGAGATCGTGATGGCATGGATAATACTCATCATCATCCTCGGAACCGCAGTCGCAATTGCGTTATCCGACGGAAAACAAACAAACGCGGACAACGGCAATGAGACAGAAAGGACGACGGAATACGATCGTCGTTTGGTGCGGGATGGCGACACCTTTAGGGAAGTAGTAACCGAAAAAGACGCGCGTAAGACGAACGCCACCTCGAAGGATACCCCGACGCTCTCCGTTTATACGGAGACCCCATACCGCCGAAAGCCAGATCCGCGATGCTTGCGTCCGGTCAGGGGACTGAAGGAGTATGTCCCAATCTACAGTTCCGCTTTTCTCCCACCGGAACACCAGCTTGACCTAGTCACCATATTCGGCGATGGAAACACAAATCTGAAGCTTGCTTTGTTCAACGGTCAACTTGTATTGGAAGCGCCCAATGGGATACTGCCGAACAAAGCTTCAGGGCAAATATACAAGCTCGGCGTTTTCACCTGTTCCCTTCGTGGCGGCTCCCACTACGAGAAAGCCCTACGGGCCGCCGACACACGTCCTTTGAGACCAGCAATGCTTGTCAGGGAACCGGGCAACCAGTATGATCGCAACGCCGTGGCGATTCACGCGCCCAACGCCGGTCTTATCGGATATGTCAACAAGCAGAACGCTGCACGTTTGGCAAAACACATGGATTCCGGCGAAGAGTATTCAGCGATGTTCACCTGTGGCAACGCTCCGGGAGCGGGAAACGGAAACCCAGTGGCGCTGCTTATAGCTCCGACAAACGTGATGACGACCATCATGCGCAACAGTGGGCTGATGGACAATCAGCAGATAGAAAGGACGGAAACCGTCAGTATGGATACCAACTGTGATTTGGAAAGCGAGACGCCGGACGACTGACGGCGGGAACCGTTGGAAACACTGGGATTAGACCATTTTGCCGAGGTCAGGAAATCATATGGTTGGGATGATTTCCTGAGGTCAGGAAATCATCCCAACCATCAAGGAGGAGACACATGGACAAAAACGAGATAGCACGTCACGCGAACGAGCTCGACGCGCTTTCCCACGAAGAAGATGGCGTTGAATACTGGCTCGCCCGCGACATCATGGAACACATGGGATATTCCAAGTGGGAGAATTTCGCGAAGGCGGTGCAGCGCGCCAAGGACGCATGCGCAAATTCCGGCCAGCAGGTCGAAGCCCATTTCCGAGACACCACCAGGAACGCGGCAACCGTCAACGGAGGAACCCGCGTCATCGGGGACGTGAAACTGACCCGGTACGCGTGCTATCTGGTGGCGCAGAACGGCGACCCGCGTAAGGAGGAGGTCGCGCTGCTGCAAAGCTACTTCGCCGTGCAGACCCGCACCGCCGAACTGCTCGAGCAGCGCATGGGCGAGATCAGCCGGCTCGCCGGACGCGAGGCGCTGGCCGTCGAGGAGAAGCAACTGTCCAAGCTCAGCTACGAACGCGGCGTGGACGAACGCGGGTTCGGCATCATCCGCAGCCACGGCGACCAGGCGTTGTTCGGACGCAGCACGCAGGCGATGAAGGACAGGCTCGGCGTGCCGAAAAACCGTCCGCTGGCCGACAGACTACATCCCATCAACGTGACGGCCAAGCAGCTCGCCACGCAGATGACCAACCTCAACATCGAGCAGAAGGATCTGCATGGAACCTCGCAGATTGGCAACGAGCACGTCGGCAACAACCGCTCCGTGCGTAACGCGCTGGTCGAACAGGGCATCGTCCCCGAGGATCTTCCCGCGCAGGAGGACATCCGCAAGATCGAACGTCGCGTGAGGAAGGACGAGAGGCGCGTCGAGGGCACCGGGTTCAAAGCCGTGGAAAGCGAGATGCCAGACGACTGACATTGACACGTTGTACGCGCGGGCCGGGGACATGGGCCTGCGCGTCGAGGAGGACTGTCTGCCCCGTGAGATGAACGGCTACTATTGCGACGCGCTAGGCCTCATCGTCCTGCACGACAAGCTCAACGCGAGGCAACGCCGCTGCACATTGTGCCACGAGCTCATCCACGCCAGACACCATGACCCCGGCTGCGGTACACGATACGGGGCCAAATGCGAGCGTCGGTGTCGCAGGGAGACGGCGTTGGCGTTGATCTCGCCGGTGGATTACGGCATGGCCGAGACGGTGTATGAGGGCAATACGTGGATGATGGCAGTGGAATTGGGCGTCACCATCCAGGTATTGAACGACTACCGGCAGCTATTGTACGATTCCGGCGTGTGCGTGCAATAATTTATACGCCTTTATACGTGCTGATAGAGCCTTATACCCCTTCGGATTCCTTATAAAAAAAGACCCCGGCCACCCGCATACCGCGAGCGCCGGGGTTTGTTTATGCGAAAAGTGCTTTCCATGCAGTGACGGCGACGAATGCTAGGACTCCCAATACACATAGCCACTGGACTATTTGATCGCTTATCCATGAGTACCAGAACATGCGTCTGTGCTTTGATGCGAGGATGTTGGGGCGTTGCCATTCTCGATAATTTCCGTATAGCATGTTCGAGATTCTGACGAATAGGTGGAGGAACGGATGCCACCCAGCAGCTTTGAGCAGCATGCTCATGCTTGCGTCTTCGGAGACTGGTTGGGAGGAATGTTCCATACCTAGATCATCCGGCAGTTTGTCGATCTGTGAATCGTCATCCCTTGGAGGCATGTCATCGATCTGCGCGAAATCGTCATCGATGGATGGGATGCCGTCGTCATCCGACGCGTCGGCCCATCCGAAGTAATCCTCTTCCTTCGTCACAGCGCGAGGATCTTTCGTCTGTATGCGACGGCATCCACGGATACACGGAAGGCTCTCGCTATGGATATGTTGCTGTCGTCGGCTTTCGCCATTCTCCGCAGTTCCTGCTCCGGCATGAGAAGTGCCCCGGCATATTCGTTCGCGATCACCTCGAAGAGGTTCCCGCGTCCGGCGTCGCTACGTTTGTCCACGTATCCCTTGCCGGCTGGTATCACCTTGACATAATCCGCGAGCCGTTCATCAGATGCGGTGTGCGTCATATAATGGCCAAGCTCATGCGCAGCGCTGAAGCGCATTCTGTTCAACGGCTGGTCCTTGTCAAGGTACATGGTGACACTGTTGTCGCCGCCGACAAGCATGCCCCATGTATCCACCCCAAGCTGTGAGCTGTAAACCTCTATCCCGGCGCTCCGTGCTATCGCTACCGGATCCACCGGGTATGAGCCGGACCAGTAGTTCTCCAATGTATCCTTCGCGAGATCGCGTGCAATCTGTCTCGCCTCTCCATATGTCATCGACTTCATCGCACGCCCTTCCCTTGCCTTGTCTTTCAAACTACATGCGAGCGCGCGGCGTCGTCTACATCTCTTCACAATCTGGATAATCCTGACACATTTCGGTGATTTTGGTAAGTGTGGTTCTTCGTGTTCTGACTTGCATTACTTTATTTACTGTGCTAATATAGTTTATATCAAGGAAAGGAGGTGAACATGACACCATCGGAGATAATCACCAGCATCTCGCTTCTCGTCGCGAGCATCGCGGCCCTCATCAAAGCAGTGACCGGACTCATCAAGGAGATGAGACGGAAACCGAAGAAGAGGAAGTGAGCAAGGGTTCCGGCCAGACCTAGGGGCCGGAACCCCATATCTCCGATTATGCCATGGGACATCATGAGAACGGAATCGATAGTCAGCGCGGTGTTCGCGCTCGGAACCGCCGCCAGCGCATGGTTCGGCTGGCCGTTCGCGCTCACCGCCGGATGCGCCATCGTCAGCGCCGTCTTCGCGCTCATCGCCGGAAGGAAGGACTGACATGGCCGTCGAATACCTGAGCGTCACCGACGTGGCCAAGCGCCTCGGCATCAGCACCGCCGCCGTCAGCGCCTACAAGCTCCCCCAGCCGGACGCCACCATCGGACGCACGCGCGGCTGGCTCCCCGAGACCATCGACCAATGGAACGCGCAACGCCCTGGCCGCGGTGTCGGCGGCGGCAGGCCACGGAAGAAGGCGGAAGATGGCGACCATTGACGCATACGACACCAAGGACGGACGACGATGGCGCGTCATCTACCGCAAACCGGACGGCACGCAGACTAGCCGGCGCGGCTTCCAACGCAAACGCGACGCTCAGGAATGGCTGGCCGAACACGTCACCGTCGCCAAGGCCAGCGGAACGTACATCGACCCGCAGGCCGGACGCCGGAAGGTCGGCGGGCTCTGGCCGGCATGGATAGCCAAGAAGCGCGTCTCGTCAAAGGCCAGCTACGTCGAATCGCTCGAACGAGCATGGCGGGTCCATGTCGAACCGCAATGGGGCGCGCGCACGCTCGAATCACTGACCCGCGCCGAAATCCAGGAATGGGTCAGCGCCCAAGCCGAAAGCAAGAGCGCCACCGTCGTGCTGCGCAACCTCGGAATCCTGCGCGGCATCTGCGCCGACGCCGTGTCCGACAGACTCATCCCGTCCAACCCGTGCGACGGCATCGAGACGCCACGCAAGAAGCGCAAGGAGCACACGTACCTCACCGTCGAACAGCTGTTCCGGCTCGCCGACGAATCCGGCGACCGGCGGACGATGGTGCTCGTGCTCGGCCTGTGCGGACTGAGATGGGGAGAGATGGCCGGACTGCACGTCGAGGACGTGGATTTCGCCAGACACCGGCTTTCGGTCAGACGGAGCGCCACCACAGTCAGCCACGAGGTGGTGGTCGACCTGCCAAAATCCGGCAGGTCGAGGCAGGTCGTGTTCCCCAGCACACTCGACGCCCCGCTGCGCGATCGGTGCGCCGGGAGGGAAGGCCGCGAGCCGCTGTTCCCCGCGCAGGACGGAGGATATCTGGCGCGCACCGCGCCGCCGAACGACCCGACCAAGTGGTTCTGGCGGGCGAAGAGGCGCGCCGGCGTCCCTCTCGGACTCACCTACCACGACCTGCGCCACACCGCGGCGAGCCTCATGGTCAGCTCCGGAGCGAACGTCAAGGCCATCCAGAACCAGCTCGGCCACGCGAGCGCGGCGATGACCCTGGATGTGTACGCCGATCTGTTCGACGACGATCTGGACGCGGTCGGTCTGGCGATGGATTCGTTGCTGCTTCGGGAAAATGTTGCCAAAATGTTGCCAAAAACGACTGCGAGCGCGGCGTGATTCAAGCGGGAGTAAGGCTTTCGGGCTTGATGTAGCGGGATTCGATTCCCCGCATCTCCAC